CCTGCCCGACCGCGCGCAGCCGTGGCCATGCAGCAAGCCGTTGTCCCAACCCACCACTTTCAATGGGCAGGAAAGCGACGCGCCAGTCACCACGGCGTCCTTGGCCCATCTGCTCGATGGAGGTAGCCCAGTATCCAAGCAGCGTACCAACGTCGGATAGCCGCATTTGTGTGCCACCGGGCGTGCGTCGGTGCATCTGGTTGATCGCATCTATGAGTCCGGCGACGGCCTGGCCACCAGTGTTAGCGGCACCGGATTGTGTGTCCTTGCCGACAAAGGAGCCCACAGCACGCATAGCAGACGCAGCCTCGCCGCCACTTTGCGTGTATAGTATCCGCAGGAACTCCATCCAGTTGCCACGCTCGCAAGCAAATTCCTGCTTGCTCGGTTGCCCTTGTTTTCCAATCGTATCGAGTCCAGCCTGTACGAGCGGCCCAGCTAGTATTTGGTCATAGACTTCAACGCTGTCGTCACCCGTGTGCAGGGCGGCCATGGCGACCCAACCCAACTTCTCCTCAACCAGACGCCGGGCCACACGCCCACATATCACGTTAAGCACGGTGTTGATTAGCATGGTGTGTCGCCAGCCAGACATTAGTCCATGTTCCCACTTGTACTTCACACCATCAGCGATGACGCCATAATCATCAAGGGCACTGGCCACCCACAAGGCAGAAAACGCGGCGCGTTCCATGCCTGCGGCAGCGTACCGACGTCGCATGCCAAAGTAGAAGGCCTGCATCTCAGTCTTCCGATGCACAATGTTAAAGTTGGCGTAGTCACGGCAGGCAACGTAACCATTCTTAGCAACGCGCACGGTAGCCTCCATCACACTGCGTTTTTGGTATTCAGCCACCTCAATGGGCGTGTTCTCAAGGCGTGACAAGTAGGTGCTCTCACCCTCAGAACTGAGCGTGGCTTGGTGATAGTACATGCCCGCAGAGCCTGCATTCAAATTGCGCTGTTTGGCAACCTCAGTTTTCCGGTGCGAGCGGCCCCAGCTCTGCGCCTCATTGATGTCGTAGAACAGCATGTGCGCCTCACGTGGCGTAAGGAGCTGCATCCCAACCTTCTTGTTCTTCAGCTCGGGCGGTAGCTCAGCAGAGGCAGGAACGCGCATATCTTGAGGGTAGGATCCGGTCGGTACATCAGTGAGAGCGCGGGTCTCAAGGGCATCAAAGTCACTGTTACCTTTCTTCCGCACATTGTCAATGCCACACAGGGCAAACTTCTCGCCCTCAAGGAAGCACTCTAGTTCAATCTCATCGAGGCACTGTTCCCAGTGTCCAGACATCATGTTCATTGTGCGCAGCACATCATAGTTGGTGCGTTCTTGCATGTCGGAGACATCATCCATGAATTCATGGTCGTAACGGCCAAGCAGGGCAACAACATACTGCCAACCAAAAGAGTCGGCATAGCCGTTGGCATGCGTAGTCTCGGCACGTAGGTAGCCACCGAGTGTTTTAAGCCACTTATTGACTTTAATGTGATCGCCATACAACCGGCGTTTGCGAGCGAGATCTTGTAGGAGCTCAGTGGCACCAAAGTTGGCAAGTGCAGTCACCACAGTGGCGAAGCAACCCCAGCCAAGGTAGGTGGCATCGACGAGGAGGTTAATGCAGGGCTTGAGGTCAGGCCTACCACGCAGCCATGAGAGCACAACCTTGCCGGTGACAACAGTACGCACATCCATTGAGCGGCTCATGCTAGGTATATCAGCCAGCATTTCCTTCCACGCGTTGTCATCGGTAGCGGTCCACCGCGCTGAAGTCAGTAATTTCCACAGCAAGGCGCGCCGCGTGCCTTCACACGTGGTCGTGGGCCCGAAGATTCCACCACCAGCAGTGTCAGCGAGCTGGATCCTCGAGCAGTTTGAATGGTGAACATTGCTACCCACGCCATTCTGCCCGGTCTTCGCGAACAGCCGTGCGAAACTGGTACCGGAATCACGCGCACGTGGTGCCTGGCCTAACAAGAGGCCAC